GTTTTTTAATCGAAAACAAATCCGATTATGGCAACCTAAAAGCCGAGTCACCGGACAAAGCTTAAACTACCTATATAAAATAGGGACTTTCAACCGCCCGGAAATTCCTTATGAACCTAAGCCCATAAGAAACCTCCTTTTTAAGACGATCGGGCATATGCCCCATCTAAGCTAAGTGCGTGCTCCCTGGAGCATGGACCTTTATAAGAAGCCCACTTTACTATATCACCCGATATAGTGCCCCCCTCCCCATCCTAACCGACACCATTGGTCAATATACTCAAAATTTTTTTTTTTTTCACCAACCAATGGATCCATCTACTCCCATCTAAGAATCTTTATCCTCACCGCCCCACGGGTATAAGCCGCAGAAATGGTTAGATTAAAACGAAAAGCGAGTCGACCTGGAATTCGTCCGGAGATAAGCTAAACTTACCGTTTGTCCGTTTCGATCGAAGGGACTCTCTCTTTCCGCCTAATCTCCCACCGGGGGGATCACTGTTAGGCAAAATTAGATGGTTTCGCGAACTATCAATATTTTTTTTTCCCGCTATGCGTCCCGGGAAAGGGAGACTCCGAATCGTTCCGTACTAACTCGCCCGAGGAGGCAGCCGAGTCACCGGACTAATAATGTGTACCTATCTCGTTAGGCTACCATTGCCTCTGAAATCTACTGCCGGGAGACATCAGTTCTTCCAATTAAGGAGACCGACAAGTCTACCAATAAGGATCACCCCGAACCCGCTTACAGCGCGCTTCAATAAGATGTTGTTCCAATCTCAGGATCAGCACTACGTTACCCCTCTCGATTGGCATCCCATCCACGCGGCCCCTTCTCAGGTGCCCTGTATGACGATATAACCTAGATATTTATAATTTTGGGTTATACCGGGCAAGTAAGTCGTTTAATTCGGTACCTTGACCAATTCGAGAACTTATTGGTCGCCATCCGGTGGCCATCACTTAGTATAGGAGTTGGGTATTCGGCCCTTTACAGACCTCCCCAAATTAAGCAAACTCGAAGTTACGTTCTTAATACACTCCCTCACACCTAAGCTTCCCACCTCAACATCCCGACGCGATCATAACGCACCCTCCGAGACACATACACATTAAAACTATGAAGGGGTCATAGGAACCCTGAACCGACGCCGACACTCTTTGGGATACCTGAAATATTTTTTTTTTTTTTTTCAGGCCTTTCGTCAGGTAATCCTAACTACTCGTATTCGCCTAATTAAAGACTAGCACTCTAACCGAAGAGGCTTCCCAATATGCTGCCCGTCGATGCAGAATCACTACCCTTCCGAACTTTAGCTGTTGCGCCATATACCCCGACCTCCGGCTCAAGGACAAATAAATGCCTCTTTGCTCTACTGAGGGGATATACGTTATCTTCTCCTAGATGCAGCCCTTATAAACTCCATAGGCATGAATCCAGTGTGTCAGACCAAATTAATGGCCACTTTCACCGTCATCATCTCCTACTTCGCTTCCACCCCACTTCCATCGGTACGCATTGACCAACAGTTGTGAGACGTCATGACTTTCTTCCGCACCATCAGAGTCGAACGCGACTTTGTCACCGAGTCGAAAAGAACACAAAGTTCCTTTTTGCACTTCAATGCGACCCGAATCAACAGCTAAATCAAGCGCCTCGATACCGGAAAAATTAACACTTCTCTCAAGAGCGTCCTTGAGAATATTTTTCCGAACCAAGATACGCTCCCTTCGTACCGTGGAATCGTTCTCAGACAGAGCTTCCTTGTCTATCTGATCACAAATTCGTGCATGCTCTTGTCTTAACATCGTTTTAGAGATATATCTATCTCCCTCCGACATTAAGTGACCCACAGTCCAGGAAAAACCTACTCGATCAGAGTTTTTAACGGTCACAAGCCTTCCTAGCTCGCTCTCCCGAGGAAATTCCTGTAGGACCTCTTCATAAGGATCGGCATACATCACACGGGACTCAAAATTCGACGTATAACGGAAATCTCGTTCCTTCGAGTCACCTATCTTCAAATCTGTTGACCAATGCCAATCAATGAACAATTCTATCTGTTCACGGCGATCAGCCTCATCGAGTTGATGCTCAACATATTTGAACTTGTAGTCAGGAGATACTTCAAAATTATTCAGCTTTGGAACCAATGGAACTCCAGAATCCTTTCTGTTGAACCACTCTAATTCCTTCCCCAAGAGTTTTAAGGCTCTTAGTTCGCTGGATAAAATCTTCATCCCAAGACCTTCAGGGAATTGACGGCAGAGAGACACCCTCCCATTTCTAAACACCTTACGATGGCGTCTATAAAATGTTTGGATAGCCCCCCATCTAAACTGGCCGACCACAGGGCGGACGAAAGAATTAAAATTCTTACCGACCTCTCCTCCCCGACACAATTTCAGTAACCCGAAACGAACAACCGGAAGACTAAGAATACGACTCCTAGACCCCGGAGAAAACCAAAAGTACGTCGAATTTAAACTGAAGAAGTTTCGATGTACGAAAGTCTTTCCTGGTGAAAGTTCCAGTCCCAGCTCACCCACTCCGGTCATCCACTGTTGACAAACAGTCTTGGTCCTGCAATGGAAAACAATATCGTCTCCATTTATTCTCACAAGGTTATCACTAACCTCTTCGCGTGAGACGAACCAACGGAATGCGCAGTAATTTTGTAGGCAGAGAAGCGGAAAACTTAAGAGCGAACCCATAAGCTGACCTCTCTTGTGATCCCACATATTACCCTGGCTATCGAGTATATCGACTCGAAGCGACCGAAGAGCGAACCTCTTTATATGGGTAGGAACATCAAGGTATTCGAATGCCTTAAGGAGGAGACATTCTGCAACCTCAATCGTCAGGTTATCCGTAGCAGAAGTATAATCCCCTGATACAAACAAC